TTGATTCCAAATTGTGATTTTAACATTTTTACAACACCACTTCCAAACTTTACATCAGTAAGTTTAAGATAAATATAATTTTTGTTAGGTGCGTTTTTAATTTGACCACTTACAAACTTTGAACCTATTGATTTAACAATATCATCTACTACATCTGCTGCAAGATACCCTTTAAGTTCGGATTCATCAATATTTTCAACATCATTATCGACAATTGAATATCCTAATTGAGTTGCAGTTTTCTTTCTTCTTTCGTTGCTGTTTTTGCCAGAAAAAGCGAAAGGAGTCTGATATCCATCAACATTTCCTGTCACATTGGATTCATCTAACTCCTTTTGAACTTCATCAATCAGTTCATCTATATATTTTTTAAGAGATTCGTTTTTTAACATTCTTTATTTCCTTTACTAATTCGTATGCCATCATTAATGAAGAAACTTGCTCATCGGTTACTTTCTTACCAATTTTCTGAGTCTTTAAAACATTAATTGTTTCTCTTAATTTAATCTTTGTAACTTTATCTTCCATAGTTTTATAGATGGAATGTAATTCAGTTACAATAGTTTTAAGTTGAGTTGAATAATACTCACCAAATTTAGTAGTATTAGTAACATTGTTAATATATTCTCTTAACAAATTCTTTTGAGAATCGTTAAGGTTGGAATATTTTTTATTAAATGTTTCAACAAGAATTTTATAAGTAAGTAATCTTAAATCCTTTTCTTGTTTTTTATAATCTTCAAAAAGTTTATCCTCTTTTTGTTTAAGAGTTGGTGCAGAAGTAGAAATATGTTCTACTAATGTAAGTTTGGAATCAAATAAATCTTTCACATCAGAAATATCGGATTTTTTAGCTTCAAACAATTTATGAATAGAAGCTAATACACGATAATTAGTAACCGGTGAAGTTAAGAATGTATCTATTTCAAAATTTTCTTTTAATATTTTTACTAGATTATATTTTTCTTTAATAAGTTTTTGCTCATCAAGTTTTGTTCTTGCATCCAAAATAGCTTCAATGAATTTTTCAGCTTTATTTTCTGAATTATATTTTTCATCGATCAATAATTTGTATAGACGAAGTTCTTTAGATAATTCAGTTCCATTGCCAAAGAATTCTGCTACAATTTTTTTAGCCTTCTCTTGGGAATTGTTTAATATCTCTAAAGTTATCTGACGGGTTAATAGTTCGAATAGAAAACCCGTATTCTTAAATTTAGAATGTTTAATTTTTTTCATATTTACTCAATTCTTTATTTTGATATACTCAAAAACTCTTATATAAATATAAATATTTTTTTGATTTGTTATTTTTATTGATTATCTAATATGTTTGATTCATCTAACATACCCTTTGTTTCATGTAAATACTTCCTTTTTGCGGAAATACCATTAATATATTTTAGGGCTTTTTGTTCGGATGTTCGGTTTTTTAAAGCATTATGATTCTCTTTATCACCGAGTGGGTCTCTACCAAATGGTGATTTGTCTTTACCATAAGTATTGCCTTCTCTCGGTCTTCCACCTTTATCTTGTAATTCGGTTTTAATTTTTTCCAAAGATTCTTCAACATCTTGAGGTTCATTCTCAACTGCAGGGTCATTCCCTTGGTCTTCAATAGAACGGTATCTGAATCTATCTTTAATATCGTTAATGATTTTAACTCTTTCTCTTTCTTGGTCCCCATCAGCCAATTTGAATATATTTTCATATACCCAATCTTTTGATAACATATTAAGACCAGCAATATCGGTTGCTAATCTAACTTTTTCAGACCAAAGGTTTAATCGTTCTTGTTCGTAAATTGTTGATGGGTTAATCAAACTTAATTCAAAGTTTGTCATTTCAACATCCTGAATACCTTGTGCGTATAGGTGAACTATTGCTATTTTAGTTAATTCAGAGATTATTGTTCTTTGGATTCTTTCAATTGTTCTTGCGAAACGAACATCTTCTGCTGCAAGAGTTGCTTTACCATTTACATTCTCATCATATCCCAAATATGCTTTTGGAATTTTAAGAGCTGCAAATAATTTATTTTTTAAATACTGAATATCATCGGTTGCAGCATAATCTAAGCCTGATATGTTTTCAATCGAAGTTCCACTATCTCCACCACGAACTGGCAAGAAGAAATCTTCGGTTAGATTTTGCATATTATATTTCAAATTATACTCACCACTATTTTTATCGATGAATGGAACTTTTTTCATCTTGTTGATAATTCTTTGCATGTAGTTATCAACTTCTTGTGGTGGGATATTACCGATATCAATTTTGAATACCCTTTTTTCAGGTGCTCTCATAATACGATGTATTAACATCGCATCTTCCATAAGAGATAATTGTTTCCACAATCTTCTACCATTCTCAATCATAGATTTACCGTATGGTAACCAGTTTGTATCGGATAGTAATCTAAAGTGAGCAATTTCGAAATTGTCATACTCCATTTTACCATTTGGGTCTTCGGTAATTTTGAATTTTACTGAATTTGGATTATTTGGATCTATAAGTTCTAATCTTTCAGTATTATAAACCGAATGAGGTGTTACATTGACAATACCTTTACCTTCTGCAATTTCCATTCCAAGAAAGAAATCACCATACTTACACATATTTCGTGTCCAAGGCCAGAGGTTGAACTCAATATTTAGAATATCATAAAATAAATTTTCTAATGCTTCTTGAACTCTATTGTTATCCGAACGAATTGATAAAATTGTTCCGAATTCGTTTTTTAAAGTAGATTCATCTGCGTAAATATCTAACGCAGATGCAATAATTGGATCTTGGTCCATTGCATCATAATCACGAAAAACCTCTCTACGAACTTGTTGGTATGCCATTGATTGTGCACCACCTGCTTGTTCGTAAAAGGATTTTTGTAGTTTTGTATATCTATCCCTTAACGAAGATAAGTTCGTTTGTTGTCTTTCATCAGTATCAACTACTCTTCGTCTGCCTTTCTGGTCAACCGTTACGATTGCCTTTGCGGAAAAGAGTTTGGTTAATCTACCGAAAAATGAAGTATCTGCCATGTTTTATTTTTTTAATTATAACCTCTATTTGTTTATTTTACCACTTTCTGCAACTCCAATATCTTGCTTTGTGTCTTGGTCCTGGAGATTCACAATTATGTCTTGCTCTGAAAGATGCTCTTCTTTCAGGATTTGATTTTTTAATTTTTGCTCCCTTTTGACCAAAGTTTACTTTTACAACATTTCCTTGTGGATTTTTTACATATACTTTAAATTTCTTAACATCACCTTGCATTGGTTTACCAAGTTTTACTTCTCTACCTTGGTATTCTGCTTCAAATACACAATTACAATTTGCTTCTTGTAATTCAACCGTATATGATTTTAAGAAATTGAAAAAATCTTCTTCATCTTCTTCTTCAACATCCAATTCATCATAATCTAAAAAATTATGTTCTGCTGCATCGAATGGATAATCTTGAACCATCCCACTTGATTTTTGTGTTTGGTCAGATTCTTTTAATATATTTTTTAACTTTATCATAATAAGGTCTCCTTACACTATAAATATATACTAATAAAAATAACCCATTATTTTATCAACCAAGTCAAATCCTCATCTTGGTTACCTATTTTCATAGACCAAGGATTAGAATCTACTGAAGAATTACCACCAAACCCATCTAAAGTGAATGAATGTTGTTGTATACCACCAAGAGTTCGTTTAGTTAAATCAACTCCTTCTTGTCTTAAACGAAGTGCAGTGTCTCTAACCCAAAGAGCAATACCCAATGACATTACCAAGTCATCATTGTATCCTCTCATTGCTTCTGCTCGATTACCTACCCAAATAAAAGTAAACAATTCATCAATCAAACGAGTGGAACGAATCGTAACATCTTTTTCTCTAATGTATTGTTCTAATTTAGAAATAATAAGTGGACGAGTTTTCATCGTAGTAGAAAATCCAGCAACCATACCTCGTTCTTCTGCTCTAAATTTGTTATGTAATTGATGTTGGACATCTACATACTTTAAATCCTTACTCATATAGAAAAGATTCGAATAACCTCTATCGATTACTTGTTGAATTACTGCCCAACCAATGTTTGCGTTTTCAATTACTAATAATGCTTCGTTATATTCAGTAGAAAGTGATACCAAGAAATTACCAAAATCTTTTGTATCCATCTTTCCTTTGTATTCAGCAACTTGTGTTGCAGTTTCTACATCAAACACATGACATGCAGAATAGTCACCACCATCTCCTCGGGCAACGTCAGCAACAACCATATATCCTTTGTTATAATCAGGATATTCCCATCTCCATAGATTATGATCTATCCAAGTTTTTTCAACTGGGTCTTGACAAAAAGATTCTTTGTAGAATGTAAGTAGTTGTGGGTCTATGACAGTATCACCTGAAGAAACGAAATCACAATCACATTCTTGAGCTGCACCTTTTGGTCCTAATAATCTTTCTTGCTCATCTCTCCAACTTTGTCCTCGTTCAGGATGAACCGACCAGTGTAATCTAATTGTGTTAAATCCATTTGTTTCATCTTCGGCACCTACCCAAGTTTTATGGAAAAAATTACCCACACCATTTGGAGTAGAAAGTATAATTGCGTTACCACCAGTTGATAAGGTTGATTGAGCAGAAATCCAAATTTCTTCAATCTTATCAATGAAGGCTGCTTCATCAAATACTAATAGGGATAGTGCTTCAGAACGACCAGCATCTCCTGCGGCAGAAGTTGCTTTGATCTGTGAACCATTAGAATATCGTAGGGATAGTTTATTATCTTCTACTGTGGTTTGTTTTAACCAACTTGGTAGATATTGATTCATAACTCGAACCTTTGTTACAAGGTTCTTAGCAACCTCTTGTTTGGTTGCAATTACGAGGACATTAAAATCTTGGTTGAATAACATCTTCCAAAGTGAAAAACCTGCAACAAGGGTGGATATACCCGTCTGTCTTGATTTCAATACGATGTTATATCGGTGGTCTTTAAATTCGGTAAGAGTTTTTTCCTGAAATGGATATAGATGGAAAGGTATTTTGCCACGAACCGGATGTTGAATCATACAATACTTCTTCATGAAGTAAATTGGATCACCAGCACATTTCTGATACTCGAGTTTTATTATCTCTTTTAAACTTGGCATTAATTTTTAATTTACAAGTAAATACCCGACTGCAACAACACCAAGTACAGTTCCTACTTTATATAAAAAAGTTTTTCGTTTTTCTGCTTTCAGTTCTTTAAGTAAAGAATCTGATTTTTCTCTTTCCAACTTAAACTGCTCATCTTTTTGAAGAATGATGTAATCCAAGTTAGAAATTTTGGAATTGAGTGTAAAAATAACTTCATCCTTTAATAACATTTTTTCATTTGTTAATTGTAGAACTTTTTGTAACTCCATTAATTCAATTTGTGCACCATCTCCTTTGAGTAAATCTTTTATGATTAACTTAGCAGTTGGAATTGTGAGTGGAACAATTGTATCAGTTTGAACCGGTTTCTGATTCGTAACGGTCTGAGAAAAACTTAGTGAGGTCACTAAAATTAAACTGATTAACAGAATTAACTTTTTCATTTGTCTTTACCTTTATGTTTTTAATGTTTGTATGAACTGATTCAATATCAGTATCTATTAATCCAATCTCTGAATATATACTATCTATTTTTATATCCAAATTTTTATTTACAAGTACTACCGAGTCGATATTGTTTTGAATACTATCGATTTTTTGGTTATACATTTCTACATCAGTTTTTAATTGTTTGGTAGAATAAATATTATACCCCAATAAACATATTAAAACCAATAATAGAAACGATACATTTCCATTTTTCATAAAAAAACTCCTTTACTATAAATAGTGTTCTAATTTGTGTTCTTTTATAACCTCGAAAGCATCGTTTCGTTTTTGTACTATTTCTTTTAATTCAATTTCACCATTATCAATCATTTCTTGAATCTCTGTCTTCACTTCATCAACTGGTTTTGGTAGACTCCACTTTTCTACACTACCATCTTCGTTGATAAATTCATAATAAGGTTTTAGTTCAAGAATTGACTGTTTTAATTCTTCTAATTTGATTTTACCCTCTACAATCATACGAGTATAGATTCTAAAATCTTCATATTCTTTCCAAATTCCAGCTCCTCTGAAATTATGTTCTATTTCTGCCAAACAATTGATACAATAACTTGTTTTTTGTATCAACTTTTCATCATTTTTAGTTTTTTTGTGTTTTTTACAACTAGGATTACTACATTCCTTCTTTAAATTCAAATAATTACGAATTTCTTGAAGAGCCTCATGATTTTTACCAGTTTTTATGGTATAACCCTCTTTCTTTTCGTATTTATAAAACTCATCTTCCCAAATATCACCAACATTATGGTTTTCTTCAGATTTAGTCCATCCAATAGTGGTATTTTTATCGTACTCACCAGTTTGAACCATATCAACCAACTTTCTACGAGTTGGGTGCATATATTTTCTTTGAAATTCTTTACTCATTTTTATATATTAGGTTATATTATTGTATATAAATATATATAAAATAAATTATGCGTAAAAAATTCCTAAAATTTGATTTAATGAAGCAAATGCACCAGTCAATTTGAAAGTTTTACCCTGATATACAAAAACAATACCTTCGTTCGGTACAATTTTATCAGTTCCACCAATTGCTTCTAATCTTCTTAACTCTAATTTTAATTTTTCAATCTTTTTAGGGTCTCCTGATTTTTCAACTTCTTTAATTGTCTGGTCTAATCTCTTTTTCATATCCCTAATTGCTTTATCAGGGTTGACTGTTATGACGGATGATGTAAATTGTAGAACTTCGGCACCAACTCCCAAGAAAATATCTTCAAATTTCATCAAATTTTGTTTTGTGATTTTTGCTTGGTCTTCTTTATCAGTTTTTAGTGCCCATTCTAACACTTTTTCATCGGTTATATTCTTTTTATCGATTTTAAATCCTTTATCACCAAACGCCCATCTCTTAACTAATCCCATTTTGATTTTATTATCTACCATAGATGGTGATTTTTTATCTACAAAATTACTCCACCATGCTTGATGGTATTCTGCAACACCATCAGTATCTTTTAAACCAAATTCTTTTTGTAATTTTGAAATTTTAGAATTATATTTTCCTTTTTTGGAGGATAAATCTTGATTTTTTGGTAAAGAAAGGACAGGAGGTCCTTGGATTGTGTAATTATCTTGGACATCTTTATTGACTTGTTTAATCATTCCTGCCAAAATTTTTGCTGCACCCTGATTTTCACCTATTGGGGTTCCATCTTCATCGTATTCCATTGTTCCATGAAATACTAATAGTGGTTGTCCGTAAGGAATTACATTGACTGATGTAGGATAAATCACTTCAAGGTTCATAAAACATGCACCATCCTTGAATATCTTCTTTCTTTGTGGTTCGGAAAGTGATTTTATTGCATCGGTAAGGTCTTTCATAGCAAAATTATATGCTTTTTCTAACTCACCTCTGCCCGAAAACTTATCAGCAACACCTTTTATATCCAATGCACCTGCTCCTTTGTTTTTCAAGTGTCCTTTATTACGGGCTGCAACTAATCTTCCATCAACCCAAGAGATTGCAAGTGCTTGTCCATCAGTTTTTTCTCTTGCAAGTTCCAAGTTTCCATCCAATGCACGATTTACAATATCTTTTAGTTGTCCAAAAGTTAAATTGATTTCAGTATCAAATGGGTGATTCATGTGTCCATAAGCACCACCCTCTTTTAGAAGAACTTCGTTTAATAATTTACCTAATCGTATCATTTGTTTCCCTCGTATTTTTTATTCCAAATATACTGAAATACTTCTCCCCATGTAGGATAATCCATCTTTCCATCCCACTCATATTTGTAAGATGTTTTACTATTAAGTGATTTTCCTGTTTTATTAAGAGCAGTTCTTCCTAATCCTTTTACATTAGTAGATTTTGATTTTACATCTTTTTTACCACCAAAGTATCTTTCTTGTCCTTTATCCTCTTTGTAGTGTAAAAATATCTTATATCCTCTATCTACATCTTTAACCTTATCTACAATTTTTTGCATCAAATCTCCAACCTTTGGGTATTTCTTTAAGAATGCTTCAACTCGTTTTGGTTCTATATATCTTGCAGCTACTTCGTTTACTTTTTGTTGTTTATCTAATTGTTTTCTCAATTTCTTCATTTCCTTTTCGTGATTATCCATCCATTCTTGGTCAGGATAACCATGTGGGGCAAGTTCATCAATTTTAGAATTTATATTTTTAAATTTATCCAATTCAATTTCACGAAGTTGTTTTAATGCTTCTTCGTAAGTTTCATGTGTACCTAATTTTTCACCACCTGTCTTACGATACACTACCCATTTATTATCTACTTTTTGAATAGTTTCTTCTATCTTTTTAAGTTTAGTATAATACTTTGGATCTTCAACTAAATGGTCCATTGCTATTTCTTTTGCAATATCAGTATCAGTAGTATGTTCTCTTTCTACTTTATATCCTTTTTTAAATTCATCAGTTAAATCTCCAAGAGAAACTTTGTGTTTTTTGGCAATATCAGATAAACTCATACCTTGTGATAATCCACCAGGTATTTTGGATTCTTTCTTAATTGATTTTTTAGATTTTGAGAATTCTTCGGGTGCTGTAAAATCTGCTTTTAGTATACGATTGTATTTAGTTGTTTTATTTCCATCACCATGTACCATCAATGGTATACCTTGGTCTATTGCTCTACCTAATTCAAATTCAGAAGGTACTTCATGTACTAAACCATATCCTGGTAAGTTTGCTAGATAATATTCTTGGTTATCGTATTCTTCCCATGAATGATTATACATATATCCAGTTGCACCTGCAGCATCATTAGCAGTCATTGAACCTCTAACTCCATCGTAAAAACCAGTGTTTACTTCATCTATCGTATTTTCTGACTCAAACGATAAAATTGGGTCTGATGATTTAAAATCATCTTTTCTCATAATGGTTTTTGCAATTGCTTGATTTGCTTGTTTAACAAATGGAATATTTATATCGTATCTCTTATCTCTAACAACAATTTCTTTATATTTTTCTAAAAATTCTTTAAATTTATTTTTTATTTTTGATAATCTTTTAAAGAAACCAGTTAATTCTGCATCAGAAATAGGTTTACCATTTCTAGGGTCATTTAATCTATCAAAGAAATGATTTGTAAATTCAATGTCTTGTGGAGATAATTGTTTTTCTGCATATCGTTCAACTCCTTTCAATTGAGACATACTCATTTCATTTGTTGAAGTGTCAAAAGTTAAATTACTTGGATATTGGTGAACGCTTTTAAATCTATCTGCCTCTTTTTGTTTCAATGCAGGTAAGAATCTAAACTTGGCCAATTTCAAAACTTTTCTTTTTTTCTTTTGAACCATTTGAGAAACTCTTTGTTTTTGTGGCAAAGAAAGTTCATCATACGGTGTGGTTCCGAATAATCTTTGAGTCCATTCTTTTCTTACATAAAGATACGCAAGTTTATGTGCTCTTTTTGATAATACTGAATATGGTTTTTTACGAATTTGTGTTCGTTGTTTTTTGATGTTAATTAGTTTTTTATTTTTTTCAAAAGCCCATCTTCTTGCTGCCTTTTGAGCTTGAGTCAATGCCTCCATCATAATTGGATTGGAACCCATCCACTCGTTTTGTATCATATTATCTACTAATCCAACATGAGATTCTCCGGCTAATACAATAGGAATTTTACCTTGAGAGGATAATTCTTGTGTTTTTCTTAATAAATTTATATCTCTAAACTTATTAAACGATTCTTGGGCATCATTTACTTTGGTTTTAACATCGTTATTATCTTCAGCGAATGATAATCTATATAATGTATCTATATCTTCATCAGTTGGATTCGAATCCCATTGTTCTGATAAAGGTAAATTTGCTTCTTGTGCAGATTGCTGTAAAAAAGTCTTTCCACTATCGGTTAAGTAATCTTCAGGTGACATATCTTCTAAACTATCACCTTGTCCTATCATACTTGCCCAGTTTGCAGCCATGACCTCTTCATTACTTAATCCAGTTTGTTCTTCTTGATATTTGTATAGTGGAGATTCATTATCAAATACATTTGTATCATCACCATCCCAAGTATCAACACCTGCACCTATTTTTTGGAATTTTTTGGCGGCGTAATCCATTTCACCTGAAAATTCAAATTCTCCATTTTCATTACCATATCCACCCTCACCCACAAATACAACATCTTTCCATCTATCTTGTGGTATAGTTGATTTTACTGTATCAAGGATATCATCAACCATTTTATTATCACCATGCTGTGTTCCGAAAACACTACCACCACCTTCAAGGTTAGTTGTTTGAATTTCTTTACCGGATTTTTTCCCAGCAAATGTGGTTACATTTGATTTTGGTTCTTGTTTAGGTTGTGTTTTTGGTTCTTGTTTTTTAGCAGGGTCTCCACTTGGTAATTGTTGTTGATACGATTTTCCAGCTTGAGTTTTTGAATTTAATGAATTTGCAGGAGTAGATTGTTGAGGTTGTGATGTAGTATCAGTAGCTTGGACATATCTTCCATTTTCATCTTTTTCAAAAGTTGGTGCAGTTTCATCCTCTTCTTTACCAACTTGTTTATATTTGCCATAACCAATATGAGTATATTTTGCATCCTCGTTTTCATCTTCAAAGATGATTTGTTTACCTTCTTTTACCAATCTAAAAGTGACAACCTTCTTACCATTAATAGTTGGCATTCCATGCTCATCTTTACCTATTGTTTTTACAACAACTTTTTTGTTTTTGAATTTACCCATTAAAAGAGTATCTCCAATTTCAACTGGTAATGTAATTGATTCTCTTTGAATTGTTTTATCAGATTCTTTTGCCAGTGATTTTGCACCTTTTGCAAGGTCAGTTGAAAGTTTATCATCGACTCCCAATGCTTTATCAACTACTGAATAACCAACTAATGATGCAGTACGAGTTGCGTGTTTGTACCACTTATCATAAGCACCATTTACCATTACATCAAATTCACCCATCGGGTCTTTTTTGCCAATTGCACCTCTTGGGAAGAATGTTACTCTACCACTTGGTCCTTCAGGGTATGTAATGTAATCATCCATTGAATCATCCATAACCATATTGATTATTTCCCATCCAATTTGTTGAGCTCGTTCACCATTAATAACTTTAAAAGAATTATAATCAGGTAAGAAAATTACCGGACCATCATCAACCATATCTTGACCAAATCCAGATGATACTTCTATGAGTAAATCTTCGAGTTGTGTTTTAGATAAACGAATACAAGATTCTTGTAATTTATTAGTAATTAAACTGAATATAGTTTTATTGAATTTTGGATATGCTCTATCTAAAAAGAAATTTCGTTTTTGTTCTTCAGTTCCACTACCTAAACCAATTCTTACTTCGGTTCCTGAAACTGAATCACCTTGCATTGGTGAAGCATAAACATATCCTCTATCTTTATACCCTTCGGTTGCTTCTCCATCCCATTTTTGGAAATACTTACCACCCAATCTACTTGCATCTTTTTCACCAACAACGGTTATGAAAGCAGTAGTTTTTTCATCAAACTTTTTTAAAATTTCTAGTGGGGCATAAGGATTTTTAACCTCGAATATTTTGTTTGATGGAACACCAAACATCGTGGTCATAATTTGTTTCTTTTCCTTAAAGTTAAATGGGGATTTTGGTCTTTCTACTTTATTGGATGTACCAATATAGACATTATCCTTACCAAACTTTTTAACCAAGTGTGAGTAAGTTCCATAATGACCTTTATGGAAAGGTTGAAACCTACCCACATAAACTACAACAGTTTTCTTTATGGGGGTAGGTTCCTCAAGTAATATTTGTTCTACTAGATATTTTGAAAGTTCATTCATAAAAAGATACACCTTATCAGTATATAAATATAACTACACTAAAGTTTAGTGGTTTTTATATACGAATGGATCTCTCTTACGAAGTTCTTCTAATTTTTTCTTGTAGATTTCTTGTCTTTTCTTTTCTTCTCTCTTATTTTTAAAATAAGCTATAATTTTCTTGATTGGGTTCATTTTCTAATAGTTTATAAAGGTTTTGTGTATATGTATTTAGTATATTTTCTTCAGAAAATCCAAGTAAATGATTTCTATTATATTCTAAAATAGGTATTAATTTTTGATATAATTCATCCCATTCTTCATTTGTTTTTTCAATTAAAGATTTAGTCACTTCAAAAACTTTAATCATTCTTTCTGAATTATTTTTTATATCATCATAAGATTCATCCCAAAAATCTGAAAAGGTTTTAAATCCCCACTTTTTTAATTGTTTAAGTATACCAGGTTTACCAAGCACAATAAATGGATGCATATGAGATATACCTTTGAATGTTTTTTCAGATATGTAATGGCCGTGTTCATAAAAAAGTGTCTCTGTTATCAAACTAAAATAAGTATTTAAATATGGTTCTTTGTGTTCGAATCCAAATCCCCAAACACCACCCACATTATCATAATCAACTACACTTTTTTCAATTTTATTTAATCCAAAAAATCCATTTATCATTTTAGATTTGTATTCTTTACCTTGAATATATCCATTACCATCGTAATCGGTTCCATTTGCTAATTCCAAACCAATACTATCGTGTTCCCATAATTTTAAATCAATAGAATAACTACACTCATCTAATAACTTATCTGATTCTAATAAACTTAATATTATTAAACGATGTGGTGCAACTCTTCTATTAAATATTAAACATTTTTTTGGTTTATTTTTAGTATTTCTTAATTCATCAAAGTTCATAATAGAACACTTATTCATGTGGCCATTGAATTCAAAGACAGATTCTCTTAATAAATGTTCGGTTTCTTTTTTCTTGGCAATAAATGACCATGCATAATAAGCAGTATAAAATTGTATTTCTTGAGGATTTTCTTTTAAAAATTCTTCATAAATGCTGCGAGTATTCATGGATGCAGAAATAACAATTATTTTATTTGGTGGTAAATCTAATTCTACACATTTTTTATGTAGATTTTCAAATAAACTATTTCTTATATCACCCTCTGTACTATAATCAAATATTAAATAAAAATTTTTTATTGTTCTTATGTGTTTTTTTGCTATTTCTGATATAAAATCTAATGTATGAGAGTTTTCGTGATAATTTGTATTTGTACCAATGCAAGTATCTACACTTCCATAAGGATGAATCGTTAAGAAATAATTATTGAATATCCCATCGTGAGTTAAAATCATTTTAGTTTTATCATTCACGTGTATATCGGATATATGAATATTATCCAAATCTAATGGTATATTTAAATTACAATCAAATACAGGTACTTGGACATATTTAGAATTAAATTTTTCAATAAAGTTATGATTTACAACAAAATTATGATTCCACATATCTTCGGTGTAATTCCAATTCCAACCATTTGGAACAAACCCATTTGGTCCTTGTATATCAAATACTCGTTTAATTCGCATAATATAATTCAGGGTATTCTACTAAAATAATAGGTCCATTTGATGATAATGCTTTTTTATATGCAGGTAAGATTTTATCTGCAGAATCCAATTTTATAATTGGTATATGTTTTAACATTGAAGAAAATTCTTCCGAATAATCTGCTTTATGTTGATGACCAGGATCTAATGGTTTATCAGAACCTTTACCAACTCTAA